CAGAGATAGCGCCACCCGTCTGATGTCCGGCATTGCAGCCCGCTCTTCGTTGAAGGAACCCCCCTCCTCGCTGGGGGGTTCTTTCGCGTGTACCCTAATTTGCACATTCTATTCGCACCCCTCAGCGGGTCCAGCCACTCGGCTATCGCAACGTTCCTTGGCGAACTCCATCGGGTGAGCTGGCTTCGCCGTTCCCGATGGAGGCACCATGAAGATTGTTCTCACCCGAGGCGGGAACTATAAGGGCGCACGTTTTGAGGCGTCTGAGCAGCCACAGGATGTTCCCGATCCGTTCGGGCGCGCTTTGATTGCGCGTGGGCTTGCCACGCAGGTCAAGGCCACCAAGAAACCCCCGATGGCCGTTCGCCCTGCGACTGTTCCCGAAGGAGACGATGACTGATGGCTATTGTCCACAAGCACGGTAAAGGGACTGAGGTCTACCTGAACGGGTGGAACATGACTCAGATCCTCAATTCCGCTGACTGGGATCACAGTGTCGACACTGCTGACACGACCACGTTCGGCGACAACGACATGACGTACATTCCCGGGTTGCGTACCGGCACGGTGAACCTGTCTGGCCTTTGGTCCGATGACGGTTCCGGTGGCGGGTCGACGGCGCACCTTGACGGTGTGTTCGATGATGTGCTCGGTTCGTCTACTGACGTGAAGCTGGTTGTCGGTCTTGGCGGGTCTACTTATGCCGATCCGGCGATCATCGCTACGTTGCAGGAAACGCAGCGGGCTGCGTCGTCGCCTGTGTCGGGTGCTGTGACTACGAACGTGGTCGGCACGATCAACGGGCGCACGGCGCTCGGTAAGTGGATCGCTCCGATGGTGGCCCGTTCGTCTAACACTGCTGAGACGACAGGCACAACTGTCGGGCTGAACGGTTCCACGACAGCCGAAACCGGCTATGTGATGCAGTTGCACGTTATCGCTGGTACGACTTCGGGTGACGCTACGGCAGAGTTGGCGACCACGGTCCAAGACTCCAGCGATTCGTCTACGTGGGTGGATCTGCCAACACAGTTCACCGACGTGTCCGGCGTTCTCGCTTCGATCGTTCCCTATTCGGAGCAGATCATTGTTCACACTCAGACATGCAAAGACTTTGTGCATGTTCAGCACATCCAAGACTCCACCACGTTGACGTGGGGTATTGCGATGGCGCGAATCCCAATCTCTACACAAAACTAATCGACCCTGAGCCGCGGTGACGGCCAACTCCCATAGGAGATCACCAAAATGGCAATCGTACATAGGCATGGTAAATCGGCACACTTCTCTTGCAGTGATGCTGCGGCGGCGACTCTTGTGTTGTCGTCCGGTCTTGACGACATCGGTTTCGATCGGTCGCTCGACACGGCTGAGATCACTACGTTCGGTGAGAATGACCGCACATATCTCGTCGGTTTGCGTGGGGCGACTCTGTCGTTCTCCGGTCACTTCAACTCGACGCAGGCTGCTCTGCTCGACGCGATGCTCGGTCACTCCACGTCGTCAACCTGCATTCTCGGCCCTGGCGGTAACACGTCCGGGTATCACAAGTATTCGTTCTCGGCGAACCTCACCCAGATCGCTGTCGGTTCCCCCGTCGGTGACAAGGTGTCGATGTCGGGTTCGTTCCAAGTCACCGGTGCCGTCACTTCCGGCACCTACGCCTAATTCTGCTTGCCGTTCCGGTAGGTATCACCCATGAGGCCCGAGGAGGTCCACCATGTCAGCATTACTTGAACGAATATCTGCCGCCGACGATATGGAAGAGCACGAGGTCGACGTCCCCGAGTGGGGCGTCGAGATTCTGCTCATCACACCGTCGATGGCGACGCGTTCCCGTTTGATGGAAGCACAGATCGCTGCCCGTCGGGATATCCCCGAGAGCGAAGGTATGGACGACGCTACGGCAGCGTTGCGTCGTATCGACATGAACCAGATGCAGTTCTCTGTCATCCAAGCATGCGCTTTCGACCCGGCGGACAGGAACCAACTGTTCCTCGCTGAGAACACGGACGCCGACCTGGCGATGCTCGGCGCGAAGAACGGCAAGGTCGTGTGGCAACTTTTCGAAGCCTGCCAACTTCTCGCTGGTCTTGCCGGTTCCGATGATGATGACGTGGTGGACGAGGGAAAAGATGGCTGATCGACCATCCCGTTGCACGGTACAAACATCGGCTCGCGGAGCGGTTGTCTATGACGTACGGCGAGCTGGAAGATCGGATGTCTCAGAAGGAGTTGTACCGCTGGTTGGCGCACGACGGCTTAGAGGCCGCTGATCGCAAGCAAGCGCAGGCGACTGCGAACGCGAAGTCCCGTTTGAGGTGAGAGGAGCGAGATGGCGATCAATGTTGCGGAACTGACCGTCAAGCTCGTGCTCGAGTCGCGGGGCTATTCGCAGGGTCTGGAGCAAGCGAAGAAATCGACCGAAGGTTTCAACAAGAAACTGGGTGGTCTGGCCCAAGGTATGACGACCATGGGCCGTGGTCTTCTGCCGTTGTCCGCTGCGATTGTCGGCCTCGGCGCAGGAGTCGTGAAGGCCGCTGTAAACTTCGAGTCCGGGTTGGCCGGTGTCGCTAAGACCACGAACTTCACGAAGGAAGGGTTGCAGTCGTTCGGTAAAGAGATCCGCAAGTTGTCGACTGAGATCCCGGTTGGTACTACGGAACTGTTGAATATCGCTGAGGCTGCGGGCCAGTTGGGTGTCAAGGAAAAGGACATCCTGAAGTTCACTGAGACGATGGCTGCTCTTGGTAGAACGACGAACCTGTCGTCGACTGAGGCTGCCACTGCGTTCGCTCGGTTCAATAACGTGTTCGGAGAGTCGAACGACAACGTTGAGCGCCTCGGTTCTGTGCTCGTCGCTTTGGGTAACAACTTCGCTACGACTGAGAAAGAGATCCAAACGTTGGCGGGAAGGCTCGCTGGCGCGGGTCGTACTATCGGGTTGACTCAGACCCAAGTGATGGGTTTGGCTACGGCGATGAGCTCGGTGGGGATTCTCGCTGAGGCTGGCGGTTCTGCGTTCACTCGGACGATGCTCGAGATGCAGGGCGCTGTGGAGTTGGCTGGGGCGAAGCTCGACAAGTTCGCTGAGGTGGCGGGCATGTCCGCTGAAGCGTTCAGCAAAATGTTCAATGAGAGGCCGATGGACGCGATCCAGGCGTTCATCACTGGGTTGGAACGTATCCGCACTACGGGCGGGAACACGACGCAGACTTTGAAGGATTTGAACCTTGACGGTATCCGTGTGTCTGACACGCTCCGCAAGATGTCTTTGGCTGGCGGGTTGACTGCGTCGGCGGTTGATCTGGCGAACACGGCGTTCGAGGAGAACTCGGCGTTGATGGAGGAAGTGAACCGCCGCTATGAGACGACGGCTTCCCAGTTCGAGATTTTCAAGAACAAGGTCACGGACATGGCGATCTCGTTCGGGCAGGCGTTGATCCCTGCTCTGCTCGACTTCGTTGACGTGATCGAACCGGTCATCGAGTTCTTGAAGAAGATCGGTGAGGCGTTCGCTGCGGCTCCGAAAGAGATCCAGACGTTCGTGGTTGTTCTCGGAACGATCATCGCCGTTGCCGGCCCTGTGTTGCTCGCGGTCGGGATGATGGCTCAGGGATTGGTCGCTTTGGGTGTTTCTGCTACTGCTGTTGGAGCGGTGATTACTGCGTCGTTGGGGTGGGTCGCTCTTCTCGCTGGAGCTATCACTGTCGGTATCAGCCTATGGAAGAAGTGGGGTGCCGCAGCGAAGGAGGCGAGGGAGCGTGCTGATGCGTTGACTGAGTCGTTAGATGGTCAGACCAACGCTCTGAATGACAACACCCGTGCGTGGGCAGCGAACATCCCCGAGCTCAGCGAGCTGGCCGATCAGTTCGCACGGTTCGGGATCACGATGGATGATGTGATTGCCGCTACTGATGGTGGTGCCGAGCAGTTCCAAAAATTGTTTGACGCTTTGCCTGAGACAAGCACGATTGATGGGACGAAAGGGTCGTTCGACGAGCTGCGGACAGCGATAGCGGGGACTGACGGCCCTGCTGGGGATTTGGTTCAGACGATGTTGGCGTTGGTCGACGCCAGTCTCATGACCGAAGACGAGTTGATCGCGGCGATCGAAGGGTTGAATAAGAGTTCGATCGCTTTCAAGACAGCAGGGGCGAGCTCCACCGAGTTCATTAACGGGTGGAAGAAGTCTCACGTCGTCGTCAATGATGGCGCTACGGCGATGAACGGTTTGGTGTTCGCTCTGCAGTTAGCGGCGGAGAACACAGCCGACTTGGTGTACATCGAAAACATTTTGAGGGACGGGATTCTCGATATCAAACCTGCGAACGATGCGTGGGTTGGTTCAATGAACGCCGCCATTGATGCTG